GGCGAATTAAATAGCTTCATACCAGTTTCATATTTTGTGTTACAAATCATACCATTTTTAATCTGTTCAATAGCTTTATAAGAAACTTTGTTTCCACAGCTTCTAGGAATATCTATGACAATCACTGATTTACTATTAATATCACAATTGAAGATTAAATTAATAATATCTGACTTTCGTCCTTCATCAATATAAATGCCTTTATGTTTAGCACATATGTATTTACAAAGACTTGACTTTCCAATACCACCTTTACTTTCCCAAAACCAATGAATTTTACGTTCATCTGCAGGAGCTTCTATAATTTTTATTATATCTAACTGAAAGCCACGCGGAGCGATTAATTTGAGTTCCTCTAAATAATTACTTACCCAATTACCTTCTTTTTTACAATAGTCCTCAGCTTGAGCTAATGTAGAAAATTTACCCTTTACTTCCCAGTGGATACGTTTGTTAATATCTTTCATTTCATTGAGACGCATCTTAGTGCGTAATTTTATAAATCCTTGCAAGTGAGGAGTTCCTTCGTCACCAATTTCAAAACCGTAAATATAGTTTCCAATGGAACCAAATAACTTCGTTAAACTATCAACTTCCTCAGTTGTGTAGTTATTAAGTGTGAAACACCAATCTTTTTTAGGATTAGACCGTTTGACAGAAGTTTCAGTATTACCTTCTGTCTTGGAGCCTTTTGGAGCCTTTGTTGCCTTTTCTGCTTCTTTAGGAGCTTTTGCTTTTTTTGGAGCCTTTGGAGCCATTATAATATGTTATATTATATTTCTTTAAATTCATTTAGAAAGATTTTCTCTTCTAAATATACGGATGGGAGTTTTCAAACGAGTAGCTAGGAAAGCAAAGAAAGCAGTTAAAAAACGTTATGGTTTTAATAAAGCCAGTAGCGGACCAAAGTATGGGAAGATGGCTCAGGATGTTGCTAAACTAGCAATGATGATAAATGCAGAAAAGAAAGTTTTCAATCAATCATACTCTAATCAAAATTTAGGACAAGTAAATGCAAACCTAACAGGTGCATTATGTTATGACATAACTCCGCTGATTCCGCAAGGAGCAACAGCATCTACTAGAAACGGAGCAAGTGTGAAACTTCACAGTGCATTATACCAATTTCAATTCACTCAATTAACAGCATTATCTATTAATCAAAAAATCATTATTGAGTTTTGGATAACTAAAGGAACTACATTAGATACACCTACATTATTAACTAAGACTTTCGATAATTCTACTTTCAGTGGAGTAATCGATACTAATAGTCCTAGATACCAGGATAATTTTAGTGATTTTAGATTAGTTCGAAGAATTAACAAAACACTTCCAGCAGATAGCATTTCTGCAGATAATACCACAGCAACATTTGATGTTCCTATAAAATTTAATAAAGGTAAAGGACACCATATACGATTAGTTCAATCGTTAGCCAGTAATCCAGTCTTGGATGTATTAAATGGTCAAATGTATATGACCGTAAGAGCAAGTGTAGGAAATGCGAATGCAATTACAGTGTCAACCAAAGATGTCCCACTTACAGCAATAAATACAGGTTCAATTATGCGTTTCGCTTATAAAACTTGGTTTTATGATAATTAATAAAAAATCATTAATTAAGGGAGCCGAGCCCCCAGTTTGAGTATCCAAAAGTCACACACGACTAAGAACACGGGAGCTTTAGCGGGAGTGTTCGTCAGGCGTGTCCTCCTCCTGCCGTAGAGGGAGACGAGCCTTTAGGCGGACGAAGGGGTAAGAGGGCTGCGTCCCTCCCCTTCGGTCTCCTGGTTCACAGTATACCCGCAGTCCAGATTACGAATTGACCATCGGTCGGATGATAATTTGGATTGGTCAGGCGCTTCATTAGCGAATACTAATATATGTGGCGAATTAAATAGCTTCATACCAGTTTCATATTTTGTGTTACAAATCATACCATTTTTAATCTGTTCAATAGCTTTATAAGAAACTTTGTTTCCACAGCTTCTAGGAATATCTATGACAATC